CGGCGCCGATGTCACCGGCCGCCGCCGTGCCGCCGTCAGATCCGGTGGTCAAGGCGGTGCCGGTCTGCACCAGCGGCCGGTCGGCCGGCGCCGTTGACGACGAATCCAGGTCGGTGAGAACGATGTACGGCGATGTGCCGTTGACCAAGGACAGGGCGTAGCGCCCGTCCGTCGTGGTCATCGACAGGTCGAGCCACCGCTCAACGACATAGGCGTCGCCGGACCCGCCCAGCTTGACCACCAGGCTGAAGTGGTCAGGGCTCACGTCGATCACATCGACGTAGAGAGTGTTGCCCCAGACGCCAGGGTTGGCGGCGTCGATCTTGAGGGTGTTCCGCCCGGAAGCCGACCCGTCTTCGGTGGTGGTGACGGTGACGGCCGGCGAGGTGCCACCGGTCAAGCCGGCTGCGCTCGCCGTCATCTGCGTGCGGTTGGCCCCGCCCAGCGTGCCGGTGAACTCCACCTGGATCGCCGTGCCCGGCAACGGGCCACCGGTCACCAGCACTTCACCGGGAGCGATGTTGGACAGCGCCTCCAGCGCAGACACCACTGCGGCGTTGGCGGCGTTGTAGGCGATGCCCGCCGTTGTCTGGCCCTCGAAGGTGAGCGTGAACGTACCGCCGGCCGGGCTACCGGTGATGGTGACGGTCTGCTTCTCGTTGACCGCCCCGGCCCGGTCCTTCAGGGTGACCGTGGCCGCCGAAGCTCCTGAGCCGGCGACGCGGGCGACGTACGCTTCCCGGCCGCCGTTGGAGAAGAACTCGAAGACGGCGTAGGGCAGGAAGTCGTTGATGCCGAAGAACCCGCCGAAGTAGGTCAGGTACTGCGTCCATGAGGTGACCCGCTGAGCTGTCACCGGCCCTCGCGGGTTCGCTGCCAGGAAAGCACCGACCGACAGGCTGGTGGACGTTACCGTCTCAGCCGGGGCGACCTTCTCCTCGAAATAGACGCCAGGGCGTTTGTAGCTGGGCATCTGCTCTCCTTGTTGTTGGAATACAAGGGAGTCCGATTGATGCCCCGATTGATTCTCCGAATGGGTGCCGCTTTATTCGTGACAGGTGAACTGGCTGAACCAGTCGTCCAGACCCGGGTCCAGCGGGAAGATCAGCTCGATGCTTTCGAGCTGGTGGACATCTCGAATAGGCGAAGCCCACAATTCGGAGAAGACCCGCAGCGTGAAGATCTTGCGGAATTTACGCTTGCCGTACTCGTCCAGATGGTCGCCCGGCGTCATGCCCATGAGCTGAGCGCTGAAGGGGCGCACGTAGGGGGAGGCGTTGCCTCCAAGGCTGCCGTAGCGGCCAGGGAACAGCGCCCAGAACTGACGCAACATCTGGCGGTCGTGCTGGATATTCCGGGCGTAGGTCGTGATCTGGTAGTCGATGTTCATCGCCACCGGCCACTCGGTGATGTTGATGCGGCCCTCGGGCGCATCCTCGGCCATGTCCGGCGGCCGGTAGCCGTTCACCGTCGGCCGCTGCTGGCCGCCCCGCTGCGCCCGGTCGAGCGCTTCGGCCACGTTGATCATGTCGATGATCATGAACGGGAAGTCCTGGTCCCGCAGCTCCATTTCCGGGTGGCGGTACCAGACCTTGACCGGCCGGCCCTCGGGCGCTCTGGCGTCGGTGCAAACGATGCCCTGGAGCTTGGACTTGAGGAGATCATCCTCTTCCTCGATCCACGGCATGTCAGTGCCACACCACCCGATGGATGAGCCGGTGGCCGAGATCCTCGCCCAGGCGGGCGTTGTGCGTCTCCAGGGTGTTACGCAGGAAGGCCGAGGGCGGCTGGCGCTCGTTGCCGTACTCCAGCTCGAACGCCTCGTCCTCGTCCTCGTCGCCCGGCTGGAGCCCGAGGTACGTCTCCCCCTCGTCGGCGTAGACGCCGAGCTTGCCGGCGTAGCGCTCCCAGCCGGGAGTGTGGGCGGCGCCACGACGCACATGGTGCGCCAGCTCCCCCAGCGTCGTCTCAGACTCCTCCCGGGCGATGCGCTGCACTTCCTCCCGGGAGGGAGGCTGCCAGTTCTCGAAGGGGTCGTTGACCGCGAGCATCGAGAGGCATCCTCCGTCCGAGCTGGGCAGTTGTGGAGCCGCCCGGCGTCGGTACGGCTCGCTGCCGACCTTAGCTCACAGGCGCGGATCCATAGAGGAACCCTCGGACGGCGGCGACCGTGAGGCGGCCGATGACGTAGACGAGGAACACGGCGCCGGCCATCAGCCAGACAGGCATGAGCACGACGATGAAGAACACCAACCAGAGCAGGTCGAACCCGTCTCCGAGTGTCTCGACTGCCGCTTCTCCGAAGGTGGACGGGTGGTTCACGGTGGGCTCCTATGGCAAGCCCTAGCGGGCTCCTACTTGCAAGAGTACGCCTGCCGGGGGCCGGGCGGTAGCAGGGCAAACGCCGCGAATGCCCGATTTCGGCCGCCCGTTAAGGTCAGAGCGCTCCATGCCGATCATCGAGGGCATGGAGCACAATTCGGAGCAGTGGGTGACGTACTACCGGGTCCCACACCCGGTCCTCGGGGATCTGCTGGTGCAGAAGAAGGACGGCTGCACCCGCACGGTGCCGGCGCGGTCAGCCGCCTGGCGGCCAGTGCGGGTCGTTGAAGAACTCCTCCTCGGAGAGAGCTGTGCCGTCCACGCCGATCACGACCTCGTAGCGCTTCAGCCGGCCTGAGATCTGGAAGCGCCGCACCTCGAAGTACTTGTCGTCCCAGAGGAAGCGGTCGTGCAGGTGGAACCGGGCGTCATGGGGATCACGCATGCCGGCGCGTGCGGCCATGTCAGTGCCGAAGGTCAGGTGGATGGTGGAGACGGCGTAGAAGCCCTGCTCCTGCGGGACCTTCCTGTCCTCGTCCCTGATGACCACCATCACCGGCAGCACGAAAGGCTGGTGCCAGATGCGCTCCGGTCCCTCGTCGTAGACGGCATGGGTGGTGCTGTCCTCCCGATCGAATTCCCACCACTGCACCGTTGTGCCGACGTAGTTCCGGTACCAGCGATAGCGCTTGTGGACGTAGGCGACGTAGGGCTTGATCTTCATCAGAAGCCGGGGTTGATGGGCGGGTAGACCCGCACCGGGGTCGAGTGGTCATCGAATTCCTGGGGCACGTAGACCGGCACCAGGCGGTTGGTGGTGCGGCTGACCCGGCGCAGGGTGAACATCTCGATGGCCCACGGCCCGACGTTGAGCACCGCCGCCAGCTCTCGGTAGTGCGCCTCGACGCGGTCGAGCATCGCCATGAGCTGGGTGAACTGCTGGCCGCCGGGGATGTGCATGCCCTCAGGCGTCGTCACGTCCACCTGATGGGCGTGCTCGGCGATCTCGGCCCAGAGCGCCTCGCGGATCGCCAGGAGGGCGATGGCGTACTCCTCGACGGGCGAGACGGTCGAAGGCACAGGTGGGTCGGCCTCGGGGTCACCCCAGGTGAGCGCCGGGTTCCGGCCCTTGGCGTGCAGCTCGAAGGCGATGTCCACGAAGGCGCCCATGTCCTGGTCGAGCGTGAACAGGCCGCCGATCCCCGACACCGAGATGGTGTCGCCCTGGTCCGGTGCCACGTCGAAGGTCAGGGTGCCGTTGCGATCGTCCAGCGTGAAGCCCGTCGTGACCGCTACGCCGGCCACCGCCACCGCCAGGGTGTCGGCGTCCACGTTGGTCTGCGAGAGGTCGTAGAAGAGCTTGGAGCCGTCACTCACGAACTCGTCGTTGAACGACTCCCCGTAGTCGCGAAAAATGAGCCTCGTCTTGGCGATGGCCGATTCCCGGGACATGCCTCACCTCCGCGCTAGGTGCCCGGCCAAGTCTCTACCCAGCCGGGCCACCCACCGCATCAGTGCCAGACGTAGCCCAGCTCTTCCAGGTAGTCGGCCAGGGCGGCCGGCACCCGGTACTGCTGCCCCTCCTTGAAGCTGTAGAGGTTGCCGGCGCCGAAGGTCATGTCCTCGATCGTGGTGTTCACGATGATGGTCTTGGCCTCGGGCTCGACGTAGACGACATCTCCCTGCTCGTTCAGCTCGGTCACCTGGCGGGTGCCGACGTAGTCGTGCAGTCCCGAGTCCACCTCGGCCTGCGCTGCGGTCGCCATAGCGATCTGATCTTCTCTGGCCCGGACCACCTCGGCGTGCTCGGCAGCAAGCTTCTGCCGCTGCCGGCCGGTGTAGTCCTGCGGCCTGGCCTTTTGCGTAGCCACTATTGATTCTCCCTGTGGTCCCTATTGATTTATTCGATGAATCAGTTCGTCTCGATCTTCACTACGGCGTTGTCGGTGATGAGGCCGAAGCCCCAGATGGCGTACCAGGCGAGTGCGTGCTCACGACCGAAGTCGAGGATGCCGCCGTCCCTCAGCTCGACCGGCAGAGAGATGGCGTGGCCGAAGGCGTTGTCACCGAGAACGATGGCGGTGTAGCGGTCCTTGTCGCCGTTGCCAACACCAGCGGTGTCGGCGGTGTAGCCGGTGCCGGCGCCGTTGACAACCTTGGACACCTGGGTCGTTTCGATGAAGACAACGTCGAAAAGCCGGCCGATTTCGCCGAGCATGAAGTTGCCAGGAGCCGCGTACTTGCTGACCTCGATGAACTCCGGGTTATCCCGAAGACGACGGCTCTGGTGCGGGTGGATGAAGGCGACGTACGTCTCGCCCAGACGAGGCACATTCTTGGTCGCCAACGTCTCGACGGCGTCCTTGATGGCCGCCATAGAGAGCATGAAGCCACCGGTCATGGAGGCCCGGCTGGTGCCGGCCGTGCCGGCGTCGTACGGGCTGACGTTGGAGATGGTCCCCGGGGCCACGCCGGCCAGCCCGGGGATGCTGTAGCCGTACAGGACGGACGTGGCCGTCATGATCGTGTTGCGGGCGCTCTCGTCCAGGTAGAGCGCCATGTTGCGGCCGAGGAGCCGGCTGGCGCTCGCCATCACGTCATCGAAGCTGGCGTTGAGCAGCAGCTCGGTGACGGCGACGGCGTAGCCGTGCTCGGCCACGGTGATCTGGAACTGGCTGGCCGACAGAGCCCTCGTCTCCATCCGCACGCCTTCAACGAGCTGCGCTGCCGAGCCCAGGTTGTTGTACCGCATGAAGTTCACGGTCAACCCGGGCATAACGCCCAGCTCGGTCTTCTTCACCGCGAACTGCTCAAAGCGGAGAATTGGCATGGCCTGGAAGAGGATCTCTTTCGACCAGATTGTCTGAATTGCCTGAGTGAGCTGGACGTTGGTCCCGGCATACCCGGTCGGGCTGCCGCTCAGGACTCCGGTTCCGGTAATGCCGGACGCCATGTACCCCTCCTAATTCTCGGACCCTGTTCGGTGGCACTTCGTGCTCCAAGAAATCCAACAGATAGTCCGACGAATTAAAAACCCCGAGGAGTGCTCCGACTGATTTACCGGTTAACTGCGGATGCTAGCCCAATTGGCTAGCCGCCATAGGGACCCTGCGCCCTGACGCGCTGTGAAACGGCAGCCATCAGGCGATCCCTGTTCTTGGCGTAGGTCTGGATGTCCATGTTTTTGAGGTCATCGTTGGTGAGCTGCTGGAATTCCGGCTGGCTCTCCAGGGGGCCGACGGGCGGGGCCGTGGCCGAGGTCGTGCGCTGCTGCTGGCGGGCGGCCTGCTGGCCGGCCGTGATCTGCTCCAGAATGCGCTGGGTGCGGTCCTGAAGGGCCTGGATGCTGGCCTCGATTTCCTGCTCGGTGTTCCCGAGGGTCACCATGTCCCGCAGCTCGGGCATGATCGTGTCCGACTCCTCTTCGAGCCGGCGCTGGCGGTAGCTCACCAGCTCGTTGTAGCGCCGCTCCTTGGCGAGTAGCTCCTGGTCACGCTCCCGCTCGGCCTTGATGGCGTTGAGCTGCTCCTGCCACTCCTGCTCCTTGGTGGCGAGCAGCTCCTTGACCGACATCTCCTCTTCGGCTTTCTTCTTGGCGTCGGCCTCGGCCTTGGCCTGGTCGGCCGCCTGCTTGGCCGCTGCATCCTCGGCCAGCTTGTTGGCCTTTTCCCGCTCGGCCTTGATGGCCTTCAGCTCCTCCTTGAGGTTCCCGATCTCGCCGTAGAGCTTGTCCTTCTCCTCGCGCCGGGCCTTCTCGATGTCCTCCACCGAGAACGTGCGGGGATCGCTGTGACGGTTGTCGTCCTTCGCCGGCCCGGTACCGGTGGTTCCGTTCGGGTCCGGCGGCTGGATCTGGCCCTCGATGGTCAGCGTGTCGCCGGCCGGGGGCGGGTCCTGCTGCTGCTGTCCTTCGTCCTTCGGTTCAGGCGCCACTGTCTCTCCTTGTGGACCGGTTGCGTTCTCCGAAATGCTCAGTCGCCCGTATCGCTTTCAGCCGACCGACGCTGGGCCAGCTTGGTGCCATACGCCTTCGTCATCAGCTCCGTCAGGAGCGTCTGGCTGTCCATCCCCGCCGGCAGCCCGCCGAACGCCGTACCGGCGCCTCCAGGGGCCATAGGAGAGCTTCCACCGCCGGCCTGGTTCACGTCCTGGCCGCCGGCAGACGTTACCCCGCTGCCATCGTCCTCGCCCGGCGTCATCGGAGCCATGCCGGTGGCCTGCATCACCATCGCAGCGATCTGGGTGCGCAGCATGTCGAGCGCACCCTGCTCGACGGCGTCATCGATCAGCTCTTGGAAGATCTCGGCCATCTTCTCGTCGGGGAAGTCGAAGCCCAGGTCGCGCAGGGCGCCCCGCTTGGACTCCAGGCCGAGCCCCATCAGGAGCTGGATCTCGTTGAGGGCGACCAGGCGGTCGATGGGCAGCGGCGCCGGCCAGTGGCAGGTGGTCTGGTAGGTGAGCGGGTCGTTGGGATCGAGCTGCTGGAGCTGGCCCGGCTTCAGTTCCTCGTCCTGGGTCGGGTCCCACATCAGTGCCCCGGGCTCCTTGAGCGCCAGGGTCAGCATGATCAGCTCGTTGACCGCCGCAAATCCCTTGCCGTACTGGATGTGCTTGACCCGCAGCTTCTGCATGAGCGGCTGGTACTGGATCGCCAGGGCCACACCCGAGGTGTTCGAGATCGGGATGAGCTGGCCCAGGGCGCTCTCGGGAACGCCGCTCATTTCGTGCATGGTGGTCTTCAGCATCTGGAGGTACTCCAGCGGGGCGGCCAGGTTGGCGCCCAGCTCCAGGTTGAAGACGTTGGCGTCCTTGGGGAGCCCGCCCCAGACCTTGCGCGGCCCCTTCTCCAACTGCGACGCCTTGGCCCCGGTGATCACCGTCACCGGAGCGGCGTGGTAGTTGATGATGTCGGAGATGTCGGTGGCCTTCTCGTTGTACTCCCGGTTCAGCGTGGTCAGGTCGTTGAGGTCGCTGAGCCCCCAGGGCGAGCCCGAGATCGGCATGTTCGGGATGTGGACGATCGGGATCGTGCCGAGCGGGTTGTCCCGCTGGTCGATGATCTCGTCGTTGACGTACTCCTCGATGAAGCTCTCGGTGATCAGTTCGGTGTAGGTGAACACCTGCCGGGTGCCCTCGGCGCTGGTGCCCCAGAACCGGTACTTCAGCTTGAAGCGGATCATGCGCGCCCGGTCGTGGGGGTGGAACTCAGGGAAGCAGTGCGCCGGGTTCAGCGGGATGATGCGCACCCGCCCGGGGCGCAGCCGGCCGATGGGGTCCTGCCAGGGCTCCTCGTAGGCGACCTTGACGAACACGTCGCCGCTGACGGAGCCGAGCTGGCCGATCTCCCAGAGCACGGCCTCCTTGGTGTTGTCCACCTCCCAGACCCGCCGCAGCCGGGCGGGGATGATGCCCTCCGTCTCGTCCGGTGTGCGGAAGGCCACGCCCTCCCCGAAGACGAAGTTGGTGGTGAAGTCGGAGAGCGCCCGGCAGTAGTTGAAGGTGAGCTGTGGCTCCCCGACCTCGCGCTTGTAGCCCCAGTGGTGGCCCAGATACCAGGCCCAGTTGTGGGCGTAGCGCGACAGGCGGGGGCCGTGTACCTCGAATTCCTCATCGGCCAGCTCCACCAGCCCGAGCGGTGAAATGGCAACGGTGAGATCGCTCTGGGCAGCCCGGAACGATGCTGAATGAAAGTCAATCGCCACTATTTAGCCTCAGCCGACATTGAAAGCAGCCGTGATCGAGATTTGGTACAGGCCGGTGGTGAGAATCTTCGGTGCCTGGATGGGATCGCCGCCCGCCGACTGAGTAGCCACCGTGAAGTCGTCAGTGTCAGCGTCGGCGCTGGTCACGTCGAGATACTGATACGACTTCTCCGGGCCGAGAGTCACCGGCTCCTCGGGCGACCAAACAGCAGCCCACAGCTCGCCTGCGGAGATGTTCCCGGTTGCAGCAATCGCCACCTTCTGAAGCCGTACCTCGATCTGGTACAGATCGACCGGCGTTGCCTCGGCATCTCTGATGACAGCGATACCAACGTCGGCCACCACCGAGGCATTCGCCATGACGGGGATCAGCCACTTCCCGCCGACGAAGCCGCTCCCGGGAGGAAACTCGACACGGCGGGCAGCGTCTGTGAAGGCATTCGGGTAGGTGCTGAACTCAGCGAACCAGACCTGATCCAGGCCGCCGCCGCCCCCGCCCCCAGCGCCGAAGGTAAATGTCTGAGCACTCTCATTCCAGACCGGCACCTGCCCGTCCTCGGGATTTTCGTCCCGTAGGTCTTCGTGTTCGTGCAGGTAGTGACGTGCAGCACCGGGGCCGGCGGCGTGAACTTCAGACATCAGGTAGCGGTAGTCGTGTCGGTGATGATGCCGGCTGCTGCCAGCGCCGTCAGCAGGTTCTTGAGCGCCGACTCGGGGTCAGCGCGGTTGCCGGCGACTGCTCGCGGCACCCCCGTCAGACCGACCGGCGCTCCCATGTCGAAGGACTGGGTGCTCTCGTTCCAGACCGGCATCTGGCCGTTGGCCGGGTTCTCAGCCCGAACGTCTTCGTGCTCATGCAGATAGTGCCGGGCGACTCCGGGTCCCGGCGAATGAGTTTCCGACATCTCGCTCCCCTATCTCACCAGCGCAGAGCTGGATGAAGGCTGCTCCGATCGCCTGACCGCAGGACCGCCACGAATTCCTTGGCCTCGGCCACTTTCTGGTCCCACACCTGCGTATTGGTCACCGAGTAGCAGCCGTGGTGCCGCCAGCCGATGTACGTGCCGCAGCCCTTCACGGCCTTACCGATGCCGCTGATTGGCCGGCCGCAGTAGCAGCACTGCGGCCCCTGGATACCAGCCGTCATCCCCGTCATTTAATCGTCAACGACGGCCGGCGAGATCCGCATGGTGCGGGCGCCGGAACGGATGACTTCCTCGTACTCGATCGTGGCGTAGTCGGCGAAGGAGCCGTGGGCGAATTCCTGAAGGAAGGTCGGGGCCTCCACCCAGGCCGCCGAGCCGACGTGGGCGCGCTCGGCCATCGTCTCCTCGGCGTACTTGAACTGCACCTCGCGGTTGTTGTGGTTCGGCCGGCCGGGCGCCGGGATGTAGCCGTCAGCCATGCCCCGCTGGAAGTCGTTGGGCACGTCGGTGTCGGTGGCGACGCCTTCCTCGAAGCGCAGCGGCCCGCGCCCGCCGGGGACGTTGGGTCCCATCTTGCGCTCGTACTGATAGGTCGGCTTCTCGGGAAAACCGGGGGTCGGTGCGATAGGCATATCTCCTCCTTCTTCGCGCCCGATACTACCGAGCGGGACGGATGCGGGACCGCGTGGCCCAGTCCGGCATGGCTAGAACGCGCTGCTCGGGGAATTCTTTTCCCTCGTAGAGCTGGGTGAACACCGAATTCTGGCCCCGGTATTCAGCAGCCAGCGCAGGAATTGCCGCATGCGAGAAGAGCTGGCGGTGGGAGTGGTAGGCAGCCTCCTCACCGTGCCGGGAAAATCCCCGGCCGCTGGCGAGGTGCCCGAAGATGTCGTGGACGAAGCGGTTCTTGTCGTTCTGCTCGTTGGTCAGGAAGGGGTGGCCGCCGGTCGCTGCCGTCGAGAGCACCTTCAGCCGGCGGTTGTTCTCTACGTCGCTCAGGCCCTCATGCGGGTTCGAATACGGGTCCTCGTCGCTGACCTCCATCTTGATCCCGAGGTTCTTGGTGATGTGGTCGTACTGATCCTCGATGTCGTTGGCGAAGGCGGTATAGGCCCGGCGCGCCATGTGGGTGTTGGCCGGCGCCGTCAGGTAGTGCTGGCCCACCTTGATGGCGTGCTGGGGGTCGGCCTGAATTCCCTCAAGGCCCTCGGCGCTGTAGGTGGCGCCCCGGCTCTCGGCGTAGGCCCGCGCCGAGTGGCGCAGCTCTTGGACGATCGGGGCGACCGGCTCGGGCTCGAACGGCAGCCCCTGTTGGCCCTCGACGCCACCAAAAGCGAAGTGATCAGCTCGGCCGGTCATCAGTGGATGAGGTAGTCGGTGCGTTTGGTCCCGCCCGAGCTGAGCCGGTACACCTTGATCGGCGGGTACACATCCGGGGCCGGCGGCGGTTCCTTCTTTTTTTCCGACATGTAGTTCTTCATCTCGACCCAGCTCTCCGACGGCATGGCGTGCTCGACCGGCAGGTGGGAGATGCCGTGCATCTGTGCCCAGGCGAGCCGGTGATGCCCCTCGCTCAGCGTGGGACGGTCCTTGCCCAGGCGGCCATGCTGGATCATGATCGGCTCCATCCGGTCGAAGCCCCGGCTGAAGTGACGGTGATGCGAGCCGCCCGGTTCGAGGTCGGCCTGCTTCTTGGCCGCCAGCGGTTGACCTTTCCACCGGCCGCCGTAGGTGTCAGCGCCGCCTGGCGCTTCCCACTGCTCTCGCGGCGTGGCTTCCTTGCCCAATGAAGAGTCGCCCTTGTTCACCTTCTCGATCAGTTCGTCGGTGGACATGAAGAGCTGGAGCTGCTCCCCGAACTGCGGTCCCAGAGCCCGATGGCTCACCCGTCATCCTCGGCTCGACGGCGCTTCGGCGGGCCGTGCGTATGCGTCTCGCCGCCGAATTCGTTGTTGGCGTGCCAGCGGGCATGAGCGGCGGCGTGATCATCCATCTCATCAGCGTCCTCTTCCCAGAGGTCGTGGTCTTCAACG